TCCTTCAGTCATTTGCTTTCTCCTTGGTTGACTCTTGCTTGAGTGCGTTGTAGTTCCCCATGCAGAACACCCATTCGCTGGTGCTCATGTCTGTGAGTGCCCTCGCCCGTGGGTCGAACATGTTGAACAGCCCGCTTTCGCGGATGCCCTCATATATGCGCCAGTTGTCGAGTTGTTTGTCTGTGAACTTCATTTGCTTTCTCCTTCAAAGTAGCCGAGCCATTGTGTGCCCTCGACTTGGGGTTGGTAAAAGTTGATCTCGTAGTCTGCATCGTGGGGGAGGGGAACCAAGAACAGATTGAACGGATAGCCCTCCTTCATCATCATGTCGAGCACCTGTTTCAGGTTTCTCTCTGGTGTTGTCAGCACCCATGTCGCCACGCTTGAGGCGAAAAAGTGGGACTTGGTGTTGTCGTGGTTCATCTTCATTTGCGTTTTCATTTGCTTTCTCCTTGTCTGATTTGAAATACATCCGACCCGCATTGGGTCACGACCTCACCGATCTCCATCATCCATGCGAATGTCTGTCGGACAAAGGCGTTGTCGATCTCACCAATGCTTGCGTATTCACGCACATACGCATCCGATGGGTAGCGTCTTGCTGTTGACCAATCGTTGGGGCGAACCCACTCGCCCGTGTTGTGGTGCACAAACTTCATTTGCTTTCTCCTAGTTTCAGGTGCCGCTCGTTGGTTGGTAGTATCGGCATGGTGAGCGGCGTAGCCATGCCAAACTGTTGGTGGGACAGGGTGTCCCACGGGTTTCATTCATCTTTGAGTAGCCCATGCCATGTGCTCGGCACAGGGGCTGTGCGGGGAAGTTGCTCAAGGTTGAACTGGGCATGGTGCAGGCGTTGGAACTTGCTCTCCAATTCCTCTTTGGTGAAGGAGTCAACGGGCAACTCCAACTCACGCTCGACTGTCCCCAACTCTGAGGTGATCGCCTTGCCCAGCGTCTGCCTCGCCCGATAGTTGTCCTCGAACGAAATGCGCCGCTCGAATGGGGTCTTGGTCTTGCCCCTCTTGGCGGCAGGCAGGCGCTCAAACGCCAGCGTGATCTCGTGGCGTTTCTTCGGGCTTACATAGTCCACCCAATGCGTGCCGTCCCCATCGGTGGGCATCTTGCCCGCCTTGCGTAGCGTCTTGGCAAACTGTTGGGGCGTCTCCTCTCCCGCCCTTTGCACCGCCCTGAACCTCTCGATCAACCCCGCCAGCAGGTCAGCGTAGCGGGTGTAGGTGTCAATCTTTACCTGTAAAACAATGTCGTCAGGGGTTTGGCGTTGCTGTGCCTTGGCTTGAGCGATCATCGTTCGCGTGATACCGATCTCGGCTCTTGCAGGTTTCAGGACTGAATCCCACGCCTGTTGCAAGACCGTGCCCTTGATCTTGGCGATGCGAGCCTTGTATTTTTCGGTCTGCACCCTCGACATGATGTTGTCGATCATCGGCGTGGGGTAGCCTTGATCTCGCAAGTGGGCTTCAAGTTTTCGCACGCCCATCTTGAGCCACGATGTTCGGAAGTCTGTGTCCATGTTTTTTACTCCTTAAAAACACCATTGTATCAGATGCCAGCCAATAGTTTCATGTGTATAACAAATTTTGTGACGGAGAATGTCGAGTATTCATGCGGGTTACAGCCGTAGTGTCCACCTCATCTGTCTAGCCAGCAGGGAACTATTACCCATAGAATGATTTATATATGTTTTCTTGAATGTTCGGATTTACACACACATATTAAACAATCTCTATATATGATATGTTATTTAATTAGATAGATAGATGTGATACCTACGCCGAACTCCTGCAAAATCAACAAGTTACGCCGTCACAAAATTAGATTTACTCATGAAAGAATTGGCTTTCATATTTTTCCCATTTTTTAATGTCATTTTTCCGTGGGACATCGTGTCCCACGGCTTTCACAGGCGGTTGCAGGCACGCTTGATGTCGTCCCAGTCCTCTGCCTTGCGGGTGTTCTCCAACACCTTGCGCTTGTGTTCGTTCGCCTTGGCTCGCTCGGCAAACTCGTTGCGTAGGGCTTTGAGTTGTTTGAGGTGGTACTCCTTGATGGATGCGCCGTGGATGGCGAACAGTTCGGACTGGGCGGGGTTGTGGTTGCGTTTGGACATGATGGACTCCAGAAAAAATGCGTTGGACAAAAGAACAAACAGCGCCCAGCCCTCGCTGGTGCGCTTCGTGGAAAAAACTCGTGGGACATGGTGTCCCACCGATCACAGGGCGTTGAGCAACGCCTTGGCTTTGCGGATTTGCTCGGCAAGGTCTTTGCCCTCGAAGTGGGACAGGAAGTCCATCGCCAAGTCCCGATGCGCTTTGGACACTCTCGCATGGCTTTGCTCGGCTTGGGGCTTCTCAGGCGTGAACCAGACCATGACATTGCGACCCCACGACTTGCGGGCATCGTCACGCCGTGAGCCACGGGTCGACTCGTCGCCGTCAAAGAACACGGCACGACCCTTGCCGTCCCATGAGTAGTTGCACTTGTATTTCGCCGCGTGCACCTTGGCTAGTCCTTCGAGTAGCGTGGGACATGGTGTCCCACCGAGTGACTTCGCCACGGCTTGCATGGCGTCTTTGTAGGATGTGCCTGCGTCGAGGAATTTGCCGTAGGCGTTGACTGCGTTGTCGATGAGTTGGGTTTTCATGGAAGTTTCTCCTATGGGTTGATGATGTCGTCAGGGGGAATTCCCATTCGACAAGGTCTATTGTCCTGCGACCCCTAAACGAAAGGGTGCGACACCCTGCAAAACGGGGCTAAAATGCGTACTTTCGACCCCACCGTACCCCCATCACCCGATATTTTGACGGCGTCCACGGCCCGACATGAACACTGTTTCCCACCCGCTCCCAGCATCTTTGTAAAACCTAACTACTAACCCCACCCCCTCAATTTGGGAAACCGTCGCCGACACCGTAACATCCCTACCCCGCAAAAATTTTTTAAAAAAATTGCAATAAACCTGTGTCTAATGTTAGACTGGGTGTGTTGTGGGGTCTGGCATGATTGCGACGATCATATTCGTGGTGCAGTGCCTTTCCCCCAACACCAATAAAAAAGCCCCCGGCATTTCTACCGGGGGCGAGAACAGGGAGGGAACCCTGAGGAGAAGCAAATGACAACTGCTTGCCGATTTGCAAAACCGAGTGTACACTCCGCCCATCCGGTAAGCAAGGGGAGTACCCCCAAATCCGCAAATGCTTGATCACTTGTTAGATTTCGACCCCGAAATCGCTCCCGCCAGCGAGGGGCCAGTGCCTGTTGAAAAACACAGTACAGCGCAAGTCATCGACGCCCAAGTCTCCACCGCAGACTTCCTTGAGTCCCTTGGCACCCCCAAGACCGAGACCGTCCTGACCAAATTGGATCAGCAAGCCGCACGCAAGGCATTCAACGCCGTCGTGGCCCAAGAGCCTGATGCCCACCACAAACTGGCCAAGATTGAGACCCCAGAGGCCGTGCGCCATCTGGTGGGGATGCTGACCGCCTACGACTGGGAATTTGTACAGCAGGCCAAAGAACTGCGTGGCTACGCCGTGGCCAAACTGCTCGAGGAGTGCGAACACACCAACGCAAATATAAGACTCAAGGCGCTCGCGTTACTCGGCAAAGTCACTGAGGTTGGGCTGTTCACCGAGAAGGTGGAGATCAAGAAGACAGACCTGTCCGAAGACGAGATCGACAAAAAACTCAAAGAGAAGTTGGCCAAGTTCATGGACATCGAGGATGTCCAGCCGATCGAAGATGTGGAATTAAAACCCTTGCAAACCGATGACGACCAACCCGCCGCTGACGCCTGAACAGGCCAAGGCCTTGTTCCAAAATCTCTCCCGGATGACGGCCGAGGAGAAGTTGGAGGCGTTGCAGTTGATCGACAAAGCCGAGGAGCACAAGCAGAAAAACGTTGCGCGAACCGACATGATCGAGTTTGCCAAGCACGTCTACCCCGGCTTCAAGGTTGGACCCCACCACAGGAAACTGGCCAAGTTGTTCACACGCGTGATCAACGGGGAATGTAAGCGCCTGATCATCAACATCGCGCCTCGCATGGGTAAATCCGAGTTCTCGTCCTACCTGTTCCCAGCATTCTTTCTAGGTAATTTCCCTAATAAGAAGATTATCATGGGCACCCACACCGCTGGGTTGTCTGAGGACTTTGGCCGCCGGGTGCGAAACCTTATTGAGTCGGAGGAATACCATGAACTTTTCCCGAACACGCAGGTTGCTGATGATCAAAAGGCGGCTGGTAAATGGTCAACGGGCGCTGGAGGGCAGTACTACGCCGCTGGCGTGGGCGGCGCTCTTGCTGGTCGGGGTGCTGACCTTTTTGTGATTGATGACCCCCACTCTGAACAAGACGTGAAGGCCAACAGCCGACTGGCGTTTGACACGGCGTGGAGTTGGTTCCAGACGGGTCCCTTGCAACGTCTGATGCCGGGCGGTGCGATCATTATCATCATGACGCGCTGGGGCAAACTCGACCTGACTGGGCGCTTACTGGACTACCAAACCAAGAACCCCGACGCTGACCCGTGGGAGGTGGTGGAACTCCCGGCCATCCTGAACGAAGACACCGAAAACGAGAAGTCGCTCTGGCCCGAGCAGTGGCCGCTTGAAGCCTTGAAGCAAAAGAAGGCGGCGATCGACCCCCAGTACTGGAACGCCCAGTACATGCAAAACCCCGTCTCAAACAACGCGGCAATTGTGTCCAGAAACTCGTGGCGCATCTGGCCACTGGATGAACCTCCAGTGTGCGAGTACATCATTCAGTCATGGGATACGGCGTTTGAAGCCAAGACCAGCGCCGACTATTCGGCGTGCACCACGTGGGGTGTGTTCTACAACGAGGAAGAAAACGACAAGGCGCAGGTGATCTTGCTCGATGCGTTCAAGGACAGGATGGCGTTTCCTGAACTCAAGGCCGTGGCCTTGAAGCACTACAAAGAGTGGACGCCTGATGCGTTCATTGTGGAAAAGAAGGCGGCGGGTGCCCCTTTGATTCAAGAGTTACGCAACATGGGCATCGCGGTTCAGGAAACAAACCCTAGCCGTGGCAACGACAAGATAGTAAGATTGAACGCGGTGGCCGATCTTTTTGCCTCTGGCATGATCTGGGCACCAGACACCCGCTGGGCGCGGGAGGTGATCGAGGAAGTGGCGTCTTTCCCCAACGGCGAGAACGATGACTTCGTGGACACGTTGAGCCAAGCCTTGATGCGTTTTCGGCAAGGTGGTTTTATTCGGTTAGACACCGATGAGCCGGAGGAGCCACGATTTTTTAAACGGCGGACACATGCCTATTATTGACACGATGACTTTTTTGCACTACATTGCAAGCATCATGGAGGGTGTGGCTATGTTGGTGTGTCGTGTTTGCAAACAGGTGTTTGACTTTTCGTTTTTTTCTAAAGACAGCAGACGTCCCAACGGGTTTCGTTCTGCCTGTAAAGCGTGTTCTGCAAAAGAGTTTCAGCGGTACCGCAGTAGCCCTGCGTACGTCGAACGACTGGCGCAACAAAAACGTGCACGTGCACAAGAGAAAAAAGAAAACCCTGTTGCACGTTGGGCCGCAATGGCTATTGGAAATGCCAGAAAACGTGCCAAAGAAAACGGGTTGGAGTTTTCTATTAGCAAAGAGTGGCTTGTTGCCCACGCGCCAAAAACGTGCCCTTTACTGGAAATAGCCTTAGACTACGGGGCGACAGCAAGTGTTCCGGCAAGCGCCTCAATCGACCGTGTTGATAGTGCTGGCGGGTACACACCAACGAACTGTAAGATTATTTCGTTCAAAGCAAATCGCATAAAAACAAATGCGACGGTTGCAGAACTGCAACTGCTGGCGAAAAACATCGAAACCTATTAAGGACACCAAATGGCCACGAACATCGACAAGGGACTCTACACCGCTCCCACAGGGATCGAGGAACTCGCGCAAAGCGAGGAACCGATCGAGATTGAGATTGTTGATCCCGAACAAGTAAACATCGAGATGGGTGGCATGGAGTTGTCCATCACCCCGGGCGAAGACGAAGAGGGGTTTGATCGCAACTTGGCCGAAGACATGGACTCAGGCGAGTTGGCCTCGCTGGCCGGTGAGTTGGCCGAAGACATCACGACTGATTTGGGTTCGCGCACCGAGTGGGAGAAGGCGTACGTGCAGGGCTTGAAACTGTTGGGCCTCCAGTACGAGGAGCGCACTGAGCCGTGGGACGGGGCGTGTGGCGTGTTCCACCCCATGATCACCGAAGCCGTGGTCAAGTTCCAGTCCGAGTCCATCACCGAGACGTTCCCCGCCCAAGGGCCGGTCAAGACCAAAATCTTGGGCAAGCAGACTCCCGACAAGGAAGAGGCGGCCAGTCGGGTTCAAGACGACATGAACTACGAGTTGACCGAGGTCATGAAGGAGTTTCGCCCTGAGCACGAGCGCATGCTCTGGAGCCTGCCAGCCACCGGGTCAGCGTTCAAAAAAGTGTACTTTGATCCTAACTTGGGTCGGCAAGTGTCAATGTTCATCCCCGCCGAAGACATTATTCTGCCGTACGGGGCGACGGACTTGGACACCTGTTACCGCGTAACACATGTATTACGCAAGACAAAAAGCGAGATCATCAAACTCCAGCAGGCTGGGTTCTACCGCGACATCACCCTGCCCGACCCCGATCGCTCCAAGACTGACATCCAAGAAGCCAAGGACAAAGAGACGGGGTTCAGCGCCAACGACGATGATCGTTACACGCTGTACGAAAGCCATGTAGACTTGGTCATCCGCAGTGATGAGTACACGGAGACCGATGACGACGGGGAGCCTCTGGGCATCACACTGCCGTACGTGATGACGATACTGAAAGGGTCCAACGATGTCTTGTCCATTCGGCGGAACTGGAAGGAAGATGACACTCTTCACCTCAAGCGACAGCACTTCGTCCATTACCAGTACATCCCCGGATTCGGAGCCTACGGCTTCGGACTGTTCCACCTCATCGGCGGCTACGCCAAATCGGCCACAAGTATTATGCGTCAACTGGTGGACGCAGGAACTTTATCTAACCTCCCCGGAGGTCTTAAATCGCGTGGCCTTCGGATTAAAGGTGATGACACTCCCATTGCCCCGGGAGAGTTCAGAGACGTAGACATCGGCTCTGGCGCTCTGCGCGACAACATCCTGCCCCTGCCATACAAAGAACCCTCCAGCGTTCTGGCTGGGTTGATGGACAAGATCGTGGAAGAGGGCCGACGCTTTGCGGCCACGGCAGACTTGCAGGTCTCGGACATGTCGGCCCAAGCCCCTGTGGGCACCACGCTGGCTCTATTGGAGCGTCAACTCAAAGTCATGTCGGCGGTCTCCGCCCGACTGCACTACTCGTTCAAGCAAGAGTTGAAACTGCTGGCAGGTCTGATCCGTGACTACACGGACGATGACTACGACTACGAGCCGACCGATGCACCTCGCAAGGCCAAGAAGTCGGACTACAGCCACGTCGAGATCATTCCCGTGAGCGACCCCAACGCGGCCACCATGAGCCAGCGTGTGGTCCAGTATCAGGCCGTGATCCAGATGGCCCAGATGGCACCGGACATCTACGACATGCCCAAACTGCACAGAGGAATGTTGGAGGTGCTGGGCATCAAAAACGCCGCTGAGTTGGTGCCCCTGCCTGATGACCAGAAGCCTCGTGACCCCGTGTCCGAGAACATGGCAGTCCTCAAGGGCGAGCCTCTCAAGGCGTTCATGTACCAAGACCACGAGTCGCACATCCGTGTGCACATGTCGGCTGTGCAAGACCCGCTGATTGCGCAGTTGATTGGTCAGAATCCCAAGGCCCAGCAGATTCAAGCGGCCATGATGGCCCACATCGCAGAGCACGTTGGGTTTGCCTACCGCCAAAAGATCGAGCAACAATTGGGCATGCCTCTGCCTCCCGAGGACGAAAAGTTGCCGCCCGAGATCGAACTCCAGTTGTCGGCCATGATG